ACATCGGACGCGAGTCAATCAGCAATTCGCTGTTTGAGTATCAGACCGACACGCTGGCCGCCGCCGCAGCTAACAAGCAGATCGAGGGTGACGATGTCGCCTCTTTTGACGCTGTTACCGCAACTGTTCGCCTGCAAAACTATGCTCAGATTTCGCGCAAGACCATCATCTTGTCCGCGACTGAAGAGGTGGTTAATAAGGCCGGCCGTCGCAGCGAACTGGCTTACCAGATCGCCAAGCGCAGCGCAGAACTGAAACGTGATCAAGAGTTCACTATGCTGAACAACGCTGTGGCTGCTGCTGGTAGCACTAGCACCGCACGCGGTACAGCATCTCTGGGCGCGTTTATCAAGACCAACGTGGATATGCAGACCAACGGTGCAAACCCGTCCTATACCACGCTGCCATCCAGCGCCCGTACCGACGGCAATGTCCGCACTTTCACTGAGACCATTCTCAAGAATGTGATTCAGCAAGTGTGGACTTCCGGTGGTGTTCCAAAGATCCTGATGACCGGCCCTGTTAACAAACAGCGCGTCAGCGGTTTCTCTGGTATCGCATCCAGCCGTTACAACATCAATGGCGGTGATCGTCCTGCTACCTTGATCGGTGCTGTTGACATTTATGTCAGCGATTTCGGCCAAGTTAGCGTGATTGCAAACCGTTTCCAGCGTGAACGTGACGCCTGGGTGCTCGATCCTGAGTACGCAAAGATGACTGTGCTGCGTCCTTACCAGCAAATTGAACTCGCTAAGACCGGAGACGCTGAGAAGCGTATGCTGTTGGTCGAGTGGGGTCACAAGGTACTGGCTGAGAACGCCCACGGCCTGGCTGCTGACCTGATTACGTCGTAATCAAGTAGAAGGGATCAGGGTAACCTGGTCCCTTTTTTTAACGCATGAACAATCAAATATTTGACGAAAACAAGGAAACGGGTATTACCCGTTTTTGGCATTACAACGATGAAACCGGCCAGGCAACAATTCAGACTCAGCAGGATGTCACAGCAGTTGTTGAAGCAAACAAGGCAGATTTCAATAAGGTAGATGAGCGCGCAAATTGGAGTGGCGAGTGGCATCACGTTGCCAGCATCCCCGAGGGCGTCTACTACAAACTCAAGGCCGAGGGCAAGCTAGACGATCAGGCGTACATGAAACGCTGGCTCAATGACCCCGACAACAGATTTTTTAGAACGAGACCTGGACAAGTATGAATAACTACATTGCAGTCTGCACTCCAGCCCGTGACATGGTTCACGCCAACTTCACCTATTGCCTGGTGAATATGGTCTGCTACCACACGCTGAACACGACAGATGCAGTGAGTTTGAAGATCATGCAGGGCACGCTGATACAGAACCAGCGTGCTGACTTGGCGCTGGATGCGATGGCCGAGGGCTGCACCCACATCCTATTTATCGACTCAGACATGACGTTCCCGCAGGATATGGTCGAGCGCCTGCTCAAGCACGACCTGGACATTGTGGCGACCAACTGCGCCAGACGTAGAATTCCTACCGGTCCGACTGCCCAGAAGTATGGTCCGGACGGTGAGCGCGAACTGGTCTACACCATGCCAGAGTCAACCGGCATTGAGGAAGTTGGCAGCATCGGAATGGGCGTGATGCTAATCAAGCGCAACGTCTTTGAGAAGCTGACAGAGCCGTGGTTCGAAACACCCTGGCGCACCGACAAGCGTGGCTACATCGGTGAGGACATTTTCTTCTGTCGGAAGGCGCAGGCGGCAGGGTATAAAATCTACATAGACCACGACGTGAGCAAAGAGATCGGCCACATTGGGACGTTTGAGTTTAAACACGATCACACCTGGATGATGCGCGACATCGAAAAGGAAAAGGCAGAAAATGGCATTGAGCACCTACAGTGAACTGAAAGCCTCGGTTGCCGACTGGCTCAACCGTAGCGATCTCACGTCTGCCATCACCGACTTTGTCTCTTTGGCTGAAGCGCAGATGGAGCGCACACTGCGCACAACTCAGATGATTACTAGAGCCACGGCCACTATCGATGCGGAATACAACGCAACACCAGGCGACTTTCTGGAGGCGCGGACGTTCAAGATGGACACCAACCCCGTAACGCCTTTGCAGTTTGAGACCATTGACAGTCTTGATGAGTTGTTGACTGTTTACACATCCAGCGGAAAGCCTAAGTTCTTTGGCGTTGTAGGTTCTCAGATCCGCGTTGTCCCTATCCCTGACTCTAGTTACACCGGCGAGTTGATCTACTACAGCAAACTCGCCAAGCTGTCCACATCCAACACTACCAACTGGCTGCTTACTAAAGCGCCTGACGTGTACCTGTATGGCTCTTTACTACAGGCTGCACCATATTTACAGGATGATGCAAGAATTCAAGTGTGGGCCAGCCTGTACCAGCGAGGTATTGAGGAACTGCAAGTTGCAGATGAGCGCGGAGCGACTAGCGGCGGTAAGTTGAAGTCACGCGCCAAGTCTTTCGGTTAAAATTTTCCCAGTTTTGGAGAACAAAATGCAATCAGAGCGTATCAATGGTCAAGACTCCTCAAGCGTAGCAATTTCACGTCAATCCTCTATGGATGAAGGAATCAGTATTACTGGCTCTTACGAGTTGACTTGCTTTGATAAGAACGGCAATTTGAAGTGGTCAGAGCCAATCAAAAACCTGGTGGTTACGGTTGGTAAGAACGACCTTTTGGATAAATATTTTGCTGGTTCAGCATACACCGCTGCCTGGTACGTTGCCTTAGTTGATGGAGCCTCTACTCCTACCTATGCGGCTGGTGACACCATGTCATCTCACGCTGGCTGGAGCGAGACAGTGCCTTATTCCAATGCAACCCGCCCATCGGTAGCTTGGAACTCAGCGTCTGCTGGTTCCAAGGCATCCACCGCAACATCTTTCACGATCAACGCCACCGCTACAGTGGCCGGTGCATTCCTTACCACAAGCAGCACTAAATCAGGCACTACTGGCACTTTGTACTCTGCCGGTAGCTTTACCGGTGGAAACCGTTCTATCGCCTCTGGCGACACTCTGAACGTCACCTATACCGCGTCGGTCTAAGGGGTCAAATATGGCGTTCAAGACAGGCGATAGTGTTACTATTAGCGGCACATCTATGACCGGTACAATTGTGTCCGGCGCAGTAGTGGATGATGAGTCCACCTTGCTGTTAAAGGTCCAATACACCGATCAATCCAACCAGGTACAAGAGCGTTTCTTCAAAGAAAACGAACTTGTTGCAATCTGACCTATAGGAGTCTTTAATGGCTCTAGTCATAGATGATCGCGTACAGGAGACCACTACCACAACAGGTACTGGTACTGTAACTCTTGCCGGTGCTGTAACCGGCTATCAGTCTTTTTCTGTAATTGGTAATGGCAATACCACCTATTACTGCATCACTGACGGAACAAATTGGGAAACCGGACTAGGAACGTACACCGCGTCTGGTACAACGCTTGCCAGAACGACTGTATTGCAATCAAGTAATTCAGATGCACTTGTAAATTTTCCAGCAGGAAGCAAAAATGTCTTTGTGACGTACCCAGCAAGTCAAGCAACGCTGCTTGATGCAACCCAGACGCTGACGAACAAGACGATTCAAGGTGGGGCTATTACTTCAGGTACATTAGTCAATACAACTAGCGGTACATCAGTAGATTACACAGGAATACCAAGCTGGGTTAAGCGCATTAGCATTCTGATGAATGGCGTTAGTACCAATGGTTCCGATAATCTATTTTTGCAACTTGGGACATCGTCTGGAATAGATAGCACTAGTTACGTTGCATCTCTTGGGGTTATAAACTCAACTGCGGTTTCTACATCATCAACAACAGCAGGATTCCAATTAGCTAGTCTAACTGCTACTAGAACAACATCGGGAATAGCAACACTGGCACATTTAGGTTCTAATGTTTGGGCCTTAAGTGGTGTAACAAAAGCAGACACCACAATATTAAATATGTTTGGCGGGAATAAAACTCTAGGTGCGGTTTTAGATAGAGTGCGTATTACTACTACAGGTGGAGTAAATACGTTTGATGCAGGTTCAGTAAACATCTTGTATGAGTAAGCCATGACCACACCCACACGAATTGAAGTTAACGTCCAGACCGGCGAGGTCAAGGAAATTGAACTGGAAGGCGAAGAACTCGCTGCGTACGAAGCCGCATTAGCCGCTCAGGCTGAAGGTAGCGTTCCACCGGCTGATTAACCATGTTCGGTCTTGCGCCATTCGGTACACCATTCAGCGCACCAGGGAATTCGTACTCTGTTTATGCTATCGCGGGTGGCTACGGCGGCAACTTCTACGGGTATGGACCGTATGGCGTCAGCATCACTACCGATTCTTTAATAGGTGGCTTTGCATACGACAAGTCATTGTCTGAGTCAGGATCAGCAGCAGATTCCGAGTTAGCAACTACAACGCTTGGCCTGACCATATCGGAATCCCTGTCAGCATCTGACGTTATAACCAATATTGCCACGATGGTGGTAAGCATTGCGGAGTCAGGCTCTGCATCTGATTCAATCAGCAATAACCTGGTGGCAGTCGCCTTTGCCAGCGAGTCTGTAACGGCATCCGACTCACTCAGCAGCACCATCGTCTTCTTGGCGCTTGTCTCTGAAGCTACAAGCGCAACAGACGCGCAAGTCTGCATCTTGACGATACCGGTCCAGGTATCAGAGACACTGAGCGTATCGGACGCTATTTCCAATGTCCTGCAAGCAGTTGCGTCCGTCTCTGAAACGCTGACAGCATCAGATTCCAGAGTTGCAACATTAGATATTTCTGTTGCTGTGGCTGAGACACTGACAGCTACAGAGTCAATAGTTCCGACGTTTACATATCAAGTATTCAATACTGAGTCTGTAACGGCATCTGATTTGTCAACCATGACAGCTACATTCCTGGTGGATGTTGCCGAATCTTTGGCCGCCATAGATTCCTACGAAAACATCGGGATATTTGTAGCGAACATCTTCGAATCAGGATCGGCGCTGGACGATTACCTGTCAGGCCTGGAGTTCTTGGCGTCAATTGCCGAGGCTGCAAACGCACTGGACCTCATCACGCAGCGGCTGAAGTGGGAGCCGGAGCCAATCAATTCAGACACCTGGACAGACTCTGGAACGTCAACCACGACATGGACTACGCAGTCACCAAATACGGATAGCTGGACTATAATTTCTGACAACACCGACACCTGGACACCAGTAGGCACAACGTCCAAGGATTGGACAACCCAATGAGGTAAATCATGGCTGATACCACCACCACAAACCTACTTCTTACCAAGCCAGAGGTAGGCGCAAGTACCGACACCTGGGGTACAAAGATCAATACTGATCTAGACTCGCTTGACGCGGTGTTTGCTGCGGCTGGCAATGGAACCAGCGTAGGTCTGAATGTTGGTACTGGAAAGACCATAACGTTTGCTGGTACGACTAAGTTTGCAGGATCAACATCAGGCACTACCACGTTGCAGGCTACTGCTGTTGCTGGCACTACAGTTCTCACGCTTCCAGCGGCTACAGATACTTTGGTTGGTAAGGCTACTACCGACACGCTGACTAATAAGACACTTCAATCAGCAAATATCACTACTGCTCTTACTTTGACAGGTGCATCTGGTACATCTGGACAAGTATTGACATCTGCTGGGTCTGGAAATGCACCTACTTGGGCAACGCCTGCATCTATTACTTCTGGAACTGCTGTTGCATCTACTAGTGGAACAAGTATTGACTTTACCAGTTTGCCATCCACAGTAAAGCGCATCACAGTAATGTTTGATGGCGTATCTACTAATGGTACATCTATACCTATGATTCAGCTTGGTGATTCTGGAGGTATAGAAAATACTGGATATGCTGGATATTCATTCACTCCAAATACTCCTGCAACTAGTACAGTAGGAGCCACTTTGACTGGTGAATGGAATGCTAGTGCTAAATTACACGGATCAGGCACTATTTGCCTATTAGGAAGTAATGGATGGACCTTGTCTTTTGCTGGTTCTGCTCCAGGTATTAACACAATTTTTGTTAGTGGGTATAGCAAAACATTATCCGCGACTCTTGATCGCATTCGCATCACTACTGTAAATGGTACAGACACTTTTGATGCTGGTTCCATAAACATACTTTACGAGTAACGCCATGACCATACGAATTGAAGTGAATGCCCAAACTGGTGAGCAAGCAATCATCCAGCTCACTGCTGAAGAATTAGCAGAGGCGGCCGCTATGAAAGCAGCATGGGACTCAGAACAGGCGGCCAAACAGGCACAGCCTACACAAGATGAAATAATTACTGCGCTAATTGCGCGTATCGCGGCGCTGGAGTCAAAATAATGGAATTCCAGCCAATGTTCAACTTCATTGGAGGCGCTATCCTGGTCGCGGTTGGCTGGTGGTGCAAAGAGATATGGGACTCTGTCAAGGCATTGAAGAATGACATTAAGGCCATTGAGATTGATCTGCCAAAAAACTACGTCAGCAAGGCCGACATTGAGAGCCGCCTGGACAAGATAGATGCAACCTTGGAGCGCATATTCGACAAGCTGGAAAACAAGGCCGATAAGTGATGGATCAGATTGTCTCAGCGGAAAGCCCTTGGCCGAACACTGAGACAAAGACGGTTTTGGTTTGTCGTATCCCTAAGAAAGATGAGGACAAGAAGATGGGTGCTAATGAATTCATGGACAAAGATGGACGCATCTGCCGGTGGGCGGTTGTGAACAAGAAGTGATTGATCCTTTCACCGCGTTTGCTATTGCCCAGGGTGCGGTGGCTGGCATAAAAAAGCAGTAGCCCTTGGTAAAGATATACATGGCCTATACAAAGAATTCAGCAGTTTCTATCAAGCGGCAGACACGGTTCATCTAGCAAGCAGCAAGGCCAGGATTGCAAGCATAGGAAAGACAGATGCGCAGATCAGTTCTCAGGCACTCCAGATAGCGCTGGCATCCAAGGCACTGCGAGAGCATGAGAAGGAACTGAAGGACATTCTTTTCTATTCGGGAAATGCTCCGGTCTGGGAAGAGATGATGGCAGAGCGCACCAGGATGATAAAGGAGCGCAACACGATGGAGAGAGAAGAGTCGGAAAGAAAGCAGAAGGACAAAGAGATGAAGGTTGCGATAATTATGAACACACTCTGGATATCCGGTGCATCCGCTATCGTTGTCCCACTGGTCAGCATCACGTTTCACGTTATCACTAACAGAGGTCTCTAATGATTCCAATTCTTGGCGCACTACTCGGTACTCTTGCAGAAAGCGGCCTGGGACTGCTTTCTTCTGCTATCCAGGCCAAAGGTAAGGAGGTGGTCGAGAACACGCTTGGCGTCAAGATCCCAGATAACCCGACACCGGCAGACGTTGAGAAGCTGCGCGAGTTGCAGTTCCATCATGAGGAGCGCCTGATTGAGTTGGGCATCGAGAAGGCCAAGCTGGAGATGGCCGAGTTGGAATTGTTTGCAAAAGCCGCACAGAGTGATGCGGATAACGTCACAGACCGCTGGCAGGCAGATATGAACTCTGACTCCTGGCTCTCAAAGAACATCCGACCCATGAGCCTGATTGCTATCTTCATGGGCTATTTCCTGTTTGCCATGATGAGTGCCTACGGCCTCAACGCCAACGAGTCCTATGTGACTCTGCTGGGTAACTGGGGGATGCTGATTATGGGCGCTTACTTTGGTGGCCGCACTGTTGAAAAACTGGCAGAGATGAGGAGTTCAAAATGAGCCTAAGTCAAGAGCAAGCAGCGTTTCTGTTGGATATGTGCAAGCTAATCCAGCACGCCACAGATCTGGGTTTTATGGTCACTGGTGGCGAGTTGGCGCGTACACCCGAACAGCAGGCCATTTACGTCAAAACAGGCCGGTCTAAGACCATGAACAGCATCCACCTCAAGCGGTGCGCGATGGACTTGAACTTTTTCAAGGACGGGAAGATCATCTGGGACAAGGCTATCCTGGCTCCGGTTGGTGCGTACTGGGAGAGCCTGCACCCTAAGAATCGGTGGGGTGGAAACTTCAAGTCGTTGCTAGACTGCCCGCACTTTGAACGAAACATATGACAGACTACAGCGGCCAGATCACAACGCCAGCGCAGCCGAATCTCGGCAATCCTGGCGAGGTGTATGACCGCCTGTACTTTAGCCAAACATTCAGCAACATCGGGAATTACGCAGGCCGCGTCACAAACGCCCTGGCAGCGTTATTCGGACCGCGTGGTGGCAAGTACATCAACGTCCCTCACGGCGCATTTCAGGACTCCACAGACCAGGTTGCGGCTAACACTACTACGGCCTACGCCGTCACGTTTGACACAACCGACTTCAGCAACGGCGTCACGCTCTCAAACTCATCCAGACTGAACGTATCGCAGGCTGGCATTTACAACATACAGTTCAGCATCCAATTTACGAACACGACAAACGCATCCCAGGACGTTGACGTTTGGTTTAGGAAGAATGGCACTAACGCTGACAAGTCAAACTCAAGGTTTGGGTTTGCACCAAGGAAAGGCGTTGGTGACCCGTTCCACACAATTGCCGCGATGAACTTTTTTCTAAGCCTCAACGCAAACGACTATGTAGAAATAATGTGGCGACCTACCGATGTCGGCGTGACGATTGAGCAGTATCCGGCAGGCACTTCTCCGACCAGGCCAGCAGTACCGTCTGCCATCGTTACACTGTCGTTTGTCTCCAACCTTTCGGTTTAATCATGGCACTCATTCCCCTCAAGATTCCCCCAGGCGTCTACCGCAACGGGACTGAATATCAGTCAATGGGTCGCTGGTACGACTCCAACCTAGTACGCTGGTTTGAGAACACACTGCGACCCATTGGCGGGTGGCAGAAGCATTCCACGTCGCAGATGACGGGTATGTGCCGAAGTCTTATAACTTGGCATGATAACGGTGGAGATCGCTGGATCGGAGCCGGAACGCACTCCAAGCTATACGCTATGTCTGCTGCTGGAGTTTTGAAAGACATCACGCCCACAGGATTTACAGTAGGAAGTGCTGATTCAGTTATCAAGACGGGTTACGGCAATGCAGCCTATGGCTTGTACGCCTACGGAACCCAACGTCCTGACACCGGCTTGGCTACACCGGCAACCACCTGGAGCCTCGACACTTGGGGCGAGTACTTGGTCGGATGCAGCAGCACAGACGGTAAGCTGTACGAGTGGCAGTTAGGTTTCACGACGCCAACGCTTGCAGCTGCAATCACCAATGCGCCTACAAGCTGCGCGGCTTTGATGGTCACCAGTGAGCGCATCATGTTTGCTTTGGGCGCGTCGGGTAACCCGCGCCTGGTGAAGTGGTCGGACCAGGAGAACAATACTGTCTGGACGGCGGCAGCCACTAACCAGGCTGGTGACTTTGAGATTGCTACTGTTGGCGCTCTGAAGTGCGGCAAGCGAGTGCGCGGTGTCAACATCCTGTTTACTGACGTAGACGCGCACGTTGCCAGCTACATCGGCCTGCCATATGTCTACAGTTTTGAGAAGATTGGTAGCGGTTGCGGGGTCATCTCCGCGCAGGCGGTGGCTGCCATTGACACGTCCGCTATGTGGATGAGCAAGTCGGGATTCTGGTCCTACGACGGGTTTGTCAAGCCCATGCAGTGCGATGTTGGAGACTACGTCTTCAACAACATCAACCTGTCTCAGGCATCCAAGGTTTACGCCGTCCATAACTCGCAGTATGGCGAGGTTACCTGGTTCTACCCGTCCATCTCCTCCAACGAGAATGACTCATATGTCACCTACAACTACCGAGAGGGGCACTGGTCTATCGGATTGTTGGCGCGGACAGCGGGAACTGACAGGGCGGTGTTTGCCAACCCGATGTTTGTTAGCACTGACGGATACATCTACGACCACGAGATCGGCTACACCTACGACTCTGTGGCTCCCTACGCACAGTCAGGACCGATTGAACTCGGTAACGGCGACAACGTGATGGCTGTCAGGTCAGTGATTCCTGACGAGCAGACGTTGGGCGAGGTTGCCATCTCTTTCACGGCCAGGCTCTACCCGACATCGGCAGAGGTCAGCTACGGCCCATTCAGCGCGAAAGCGCCAACCGACACCAGGTTCTCAGGCCGGTCAGTCAAAATGAAGGTAACCGGTAACGTCCTAGAAGATTGGCGGGTCGGCGTGATGCGGCTGGAGGCCACGTCAGCAGGGAAACGGTAATGGAGGATTTCTGGCGGCTGGCACAACACGTCCAAGCGGCTTTAGAATACTCAGCAGGAACCCACACTCTTGAAGATGTTGCGCAGGGTGTAGAGGAAGGACGGTTTCAGCTATGGCCTGGAACTAAAAGCGCAGTCATCACAGAGATCATTGTCTATCCGCGACTCAAGAATCTGCACTATTTTCTTGCTGGCGGCGACCTAGATGAACTCAAGCGGATGCGACCACACATCGAGGCTTGGGGTAAGCAGATTGGTTGCACGCGAGTTACCTTGGCTGGCCGTAAGGGTTGGGCAAGGACGTTTTTAGCAGATGAGGGATATGAGCCTAGATGGCATATTCTGAGCAAGGAGTTGTAGATGGACCCCTGGGATTTCAGACAACAAGTCATGATGGCTGGTGGATATGTTCCTATCTTGGGTAACTATGACCCGACTAAAGGACAGCAGGCCGCTGCATCTATACCTGACACTTCAGCTACTTGGAGTTCTTCATACCCGACAACAACGGCAGCACCAGCGGCATCTGCTGCCACAAGCTACCGCTACAGCCCACGCACTTCTACTGGTAAACGCAACCGTTACGCTGAGATCATGTCCCAGTATGATCAGGCGCAACCGTACTCATTTACGAGTATGCCGTCTAGCTACACCGGCGGGTATGACGCTACAGCGTACACGCCAGCCTCTACACCCGTGAATCGATACGCCAACATAATGGCGCAAGGTGCTACTAGTGGTGGTGGACGCGGTGTGCCAGAGGCTCCAAGCGCATGGTCGCAGATGACACCAGCAGAGCGTGCTGCTTACTACGCGCAACATCCAATTGAAGGTAGTTTGGCACTTGGTGCGCAGGATGCAATTGGTTGGACTACTTTGGGTGGTTTTGCAAAATTAGTCGGTAAGGATGGATGGTACGACTCCAGATTAGAAAAGATGGGAGTAAATCCGACAATTAGCCTTGACACTCAGAATCAGCTTGCTGGTAATGCATGGCAACGAGCATTAGATTCTCAATCTCAATCAGCAGCATATCAAGCCGCTATAGCAGCGGCCAATGAAGCGGGTGGAGGTTTTACCGCCAACCCTATGAGTTCTGATCCTGCGCAGCAAGCAGCAGCTATTCGTCAAGCAGAAGCAGATTCAGCAGCACAACGCGCTAATGAAGCTGCAGCAGCACAAGCAAGTGGCGGTAATGGAAGCGGTGGACATGATTGGGGTGGCGGTGGTCAGACTGCTGCCACTGGTGGCAATAACGGTGACGCATCAGGCGGTGGTGACCGTGGAACACGTGGTGGATTTGCTCAAGGAGGTCACGTCTCCATGATGCACTTGCAAGGACCTAACCCAATGGGTCCTGATGACGGTTATGGCGCTCTGAAGGATGGCGAGTACGTCATCAACGACAAGGCGGTGAAGAAGTACGGGATCGAGTTGATGGATGCCATTAACTCGGGCAAGATTTCAAAGGGCAAGCTACGCGGCTTGCTCGAAATGTAAGGAGAAACGATATGTCTAAAGGCGGCGGCAGCACTACTGCAACAACATCCATTGATCCTGATCTGAAGGCGGCTTACCTCCGCAATGTCAGTCAGGCTCAGAGCGTAGCCGGTGCGTTGCCTGTACGGCAATTCGCTGGATTTAACCCGCTGTACACGGCAGGCGAGCAACAGGTCACCAACGAGGCTCTGACACCGTTCACTGGCGAGTCAATCCAGCAGTTCATGAACCCTTACGAGAACGAGGTGGTTCAGCGTTCACTGGCTGATGTCGGCGGCGCACTGGACGTTCAGCGTCTCAAGGACCGGCAGGCGGCTACTGCTGCCAAGGCATTTGGTGGATCACGCCAGGGCGTCGCAGAGTCACTCACAAACGCTGCTGCCATCAAGCAGGCGGCTGACACCGCTGCGCAGATGCGTGCCGCTGGTTACGGCCAAGCTGCTGGGCTAGCACAGTACGCCAAGGGTGCGAACATCTCCGGCGGCCAGGCAGTGATGGGCCTGGGCGGTGCGCGTCAGGCGCTTGAGCAGGCTCAGTTGGATGCACTGCGCAACATCGGCATGGAAAAGCTAGGTATTACCACTGGTGGACTCAGCGCCCAGCTACCGAATCTCGGGATGACCCAGACGCAGCCGTATTACCAGAACCGCGCATCAGGCGGTTTGGGCGGTGCGTTGGCCGGTTACCAGTTGGGTGGTGGTAGCGGATTGGGCGCGACACTCGGCGGTCTGCTTGGATATTTTGGATAAGGGGAACAGAATGGCAACACCATTTGATTTGAGCCGGTACTACCTTGGAGGATTAACTGGGACTGGTACATACACTGGTCCAAGTTACATCAATCAGCAATATAGCCCTACCATTAACCAGATACTGGCACGCAGATATCGTCCAGAGATCACTGGAATGCCTGATCAGGGTGTCTATATCGATCAGATGTCAGATAACTATCGGCCTAAACTTGGTACTACAGTAGGTCCTGAGATTTTCTATAAGAAACAGATTGATCCATTAGGCGTTAATCTAAAAGCTGATTATCCTGGTTTAGGTTTCATTCCTCCCGCTGGTCTGATTGATACAAGTGAGATGCAGCTGCTGCCAAGTCAAACAGAACAAGGTCAAATCGATGCTGCTGCTGCAAGAGTAAAAACAGCCAATGAACTAGGTTTCCAACCTGGTGGGTCAATGATGCCAACTGCGCAGAATGTTGACGTTGTTGACATGATGGCGCAAGACAATCCAGACTATCGTGCTGGTGCTGCATCAGAGGTTGCACCACAAGGAGCAGCACCACAGCGCACACTCGGCCTGCTGGGTGATATGTTTGTCGCGCCATCCGCACTTGACGAGTACATGACTCCGGAGCAAAGAGCGCAGATGCAGAACCAGGGCGTCATGGCAGCGGCCATGCAACTGCTTGCGGCATCAGGCCCGAGCCGGACACCTATTGGACTCGGACAGGCGCTTGGTCAGGCTTATGGTGCAGGCCAGCAGGGCTACCAAGGTGCGCAACAGAATCTGATGCAGAGCATTGCGATGAAGCAGAAGATGGATGAGTACAAGCGTGCGCGTACTATTGAGGCGCTTATTAGTGGAGCATTGACAGGAGAAGCTGCAGCGCCTGGTGCTGCTGCACCACAGCAAGTAGCCCCAACATCGGTTACAGGATTACAAGAGCCACCTCAAGAGGCTCCTGCTGGTGCTGCTGCACCTATGAATGCAGCAGATATTCAATATGATCGATACATGAGAGCATCAAGTATCGCGGCGCGAGTTGGAGATACTGCAAAAGCCAAAGCATATGCTGATTTAGCAAAGCAGATTCGTCCTATTGATGAGGTGATAGGTGAGCCATTCAGAGGAAGTGATGGCCTTATGTATTCGCGTCTGAAGTCTGGTGCAACAATTCCATTCAAGGGCGTATCTCCAATGGATAAGCCAGTGGGTGAGCCATTTAGAGGCGCAGATGGTAATGTTTATCAACGCACTGAGTCAGGAGATGTTAAGTTGTTTGCTGGAGGAACAGTAAAGCCAGCAGCCAAACCTAGCGGTCAACCACAGCAGCAGTTGGTTGATGGTAAGGTCCAAATGGTTCAGTACTATGATGATGGGACATATAAAGTGGTGTCAGGCATTGGTCAAGTCGCTAAACCGCAAGGCGAGCCAAGAATGCAAATGATTGGTGGCGCTCCTAAGATGGTCCAGTATTACGATGATGGAACAAGCAAAATACTTGAAGGTGTATCGCAATTTAATGCACCATCTACATCAATCACTGATGTTGAATTTTTAACTGGTAAGCCATTGGCTGGATCCGGTGCTGCTGGAATTGCAAAAGTTCAAGATTATCGTAAGTCTGGAGCAACTAGCGTATCCATCAACACTGGCGAAAAAGGATTTAAGAACGAATTTGACTTGAAAAAGGAATTCACTAACGAGCCTGTATACAAAGAATTCCAGAGCATGAGTAGTGCATTCAAGCAAGTTCAAGAATCACTCAAGAAAGAGAATCCAATTGGTGATGTTGCGGCTGCAACTAAGATTATGAAATTGCTCGATCCTGGATCAGTAGTGCGTGAGTCTGAGTTAGGTATCGCTATGGCAGCAAGCGGGAAGATGGACCGTCTGACTAACTACGTTGATATGTGGAAAAAAGGCACTCTGCTTACGCCTAGCCAACGCACTGACTTTGGTTCTCTTGCGAATGAACTCTATAACGCAGCTGCTAATTCATACAATGCAAAACGCGGTGAGTACGCTGCATTCGGTGCTAAGTACGAGATCGATGCCACTACGGCACTAGGAGGAAATGCTCCAGTGTTTACATTCGCTCCACCAACAGGAGCAGCCGGTGGTGCTGGTAGACCACCATTGAGTTCAATCATCCGACCACGAGGAGCACCATAATGGCTGGAGAAAAATCAGGATGGGATGAGTGGAAAGACCTAAACGCTCAGATCTTGGAGGCCAAGAAGGCTAACTACACTGACGAGGAAATTGCTCAGTTCTTGCAGACTCAGCCTACTGTTGGGCCGCAAGTAAAAACTGCACTTGAAAACAATTACGCTGCACCTGACATCATAAAATCTATCATGGAACGTAAGTCTCCATCGTATGAGCAGGGTGCTCAGAAGTCCACTACAGAGAGGGCGGCTCTTACTGCTTTGCAAGGACCTACTCTAGGTTTTTACGATGAGTTGGCTGGTGCAGTTGCTGCACCTTTGCTTGCGTACCAGCAGAATATCCCATTAAGCCAGGCATACCAGCAGCAGCGCGACGTTGTGCGCGGTGCAACTGAATCCTACATGAAGGAAAGTCCCTGGTTATCTGCTGGATTGCAGGGTGCAGCATCTTTACCATTGGCAATGTCCAACCTAACAAGCAGAGCAATTGGTGCGGCCGCACGTCCAATTGTGTCTGGCGTTGAGGCAATGGCTCCACGAGTAGCAGCCAATATACAAGGCATAGGCAGATACCTAGCTGGTGCTCCTGCCGCTGGTCAGACTATGGGTATGGGTCAGCGCATGGTGCAGGCTGGTACTTCTGGCGTTGGATATGGCCTGGTAGGTGGTGTAGGATCTTCAACTGGCGAGGATATGGGACAGATCACCCAGGACGCGCTAAAGAGTGCAGCCATTGGTGGCGTACTTGGCCCTGTAAGCCAGCCGGTTATGGCTGTACTTGGAGCTGGCGGTAGGCAAGTCATGGCGCGGGTATCTGACACGGCAGCATCACGCTACGCCCAGCAGAAGGTCGCCGAGGCGCTGCTGCGCGATACGCCACCAGACCTATTGCAAAGCGCACTCACCATGTCGCAGGCGCGGATGGGTAAGCTAGGACCAGAGGCGCGTATTGCTGACGTTGGAGGAGCTAACGTGCGTGGCTTGCTAGATACCCTGGCGACCCTACCTGGTGAGACTAAGCAGGCGCTGGAGCGTGCTATCCGCGAGCGCCAAGCAGGCCGTGCAGGACGCTTGGTATCTGCCGCTGACGAGGCTTTGGGAACGCAAGGCGCTCAGTTCCAGCAGAGTCTGGACGCATTTAATACCATGCGTAGGAACCAGGCGCAACCTTTCTACGATGCCATCAAAAACGCCAGCGTTACGGTTGATGACAATCTGCTCACGCTGCTGCAAAAATCTAAAGACTTGCAGGGCGGTGCTGAGACATTGTTCCGCAGGCAGACGGGTAATGAGATCAACCTGGGGAACCTTAAAAAAGGCGATGTCGTACCCATGACGGTGCTGGACTCTGTCAAGCAGTCTCTGTACGACGCAGCACAATCAGCAAAGCAATCAGGCAGCGGAAACCAGGCAAAGGCCATTGACGATATTCGCGTCAACCTGACCAGTTTCCTTGTAGACAAGTCGCCAAAGCTAGGCGGTCAGTCGGCCTATAGGCAAGCGCTGGATAAGTGGGCAGGCCCATCACAGATGATGGATGCAGCAGAACTCGGTCGCAAGGCCATGACCGGCGACATTGTCAACTTCAAACAGGAACTTGGTGCGTTGTCTGGATCAGAGATTGATGCATTCCGCATTGGTGCGTTGCAGTCCTTGCGCCAAAAGACAGGCACAGAGGCCGGTCAAACGTCACTGCTGAAGATGTGGAAGGAACCAGCTACTCAGGAACGTCTGAAAGCTGTATTTGAAGGCGACTATCGTAAGTTTGCTGCTGCTGTAGCCCAAGAGGCACGACTGAAAGGTCTGGAGTCTGCTGGCCGTGGATCGCAGACTGCAGCACGCTTGGCTGGTATGTCTGACCTAGATATTGCTCCTGCTATGGCCGCCGGTCAGTCTGTGGTAAGTGGCAATGTGCCAGGCATGATTACTTCAGCGGTTGGCCTGGCTAACAGGATCAGCACGCCGGAGCCGGTGCGCAATCAGATGGGACAGATCCTGCTATCGCGTGAACCACAAGCGCTAAACGATTTGATAATGCAACTACGCCGTCAAGGTGAGGCTCGATCACGAGCCGCTGGTCTTGGTGGATTCACTGGTGGAGGTATCGGTAGCAATCTGCAACCATATGGTTCTGGACTACTTGGGGAATAGAAGATGGCCGGACTGCTCGACTACTTAAACGCTTTTGGCGAGACAGGCGCAATGCTTGGCACTGGTGCTGTCTCTGGGGCTGTAGGGATGCCATACGGCATCTATAAGGGCATTAGAAGCGGCAAGTACGGTACGCCAGAAGGTGTCCGCATTGCCGAGGAAGAGGCCCGTAGGTTCATGGAGCGCAACACCTACCAGCCGCGCAGCCAGATGGCGCAAAATGCTCTTAACTACGCTGGTGGACTGCTATCAGATGCGCGGATACCTCCAATCATTCCAGAGGCTGCAGCACTCAGCGCGATACCCATCAGGCAGTCCGCGGCACGCATGGTAGAGAATGCTGCAGCCGGTCCTGCTATGGGTTCTATGGAAGCCCAAATGGGTGGCATACGCCTTGGTAAAAAAGACCAGACAGTTATGCGACCGCAACGCATGGCATACCCTGACATCTACAAAAACCCGAAAGAGTTGGTGGCCGAGGCTACATCTCGAGTGGCTCCGGAAGACCCACTACTAAAGCAGTTGTTTGACGTGAACCGTGAGGATCTTTGGAATATCTCTCAACAAGGAACACGCCAGGGTAACATCACAGATCGCCCATTCAAAGCAGCCGCAAAAGCTAAAGGCGCCGGCCATGCTGGTGAGGTAATGAATCCTCGGAATACCCAGCGAGTACAGGACATTATTGGAGAGGCCGCACAGCAACCAGAACTGTACAAAGGCATGGCATCTTGGTACACGATGGATCCACTATTTCAGCGTTTTGTAGACATTTATGGTCCAGAGCAGGCGATTGCTGAATACAGTAGATTCAATACCTTAACTGGTATGGCGTCACCTGGATCGGAAGTGTTGACAGAGTTGAACCGTGGAAGTGCAGCCAACTGGCTATCGAAAGAGGGACGTTTTGGAGACTTCCAAAAGTATGGTGGATTGGCCGGTAGCGGTCCAGCAGATATGGCCGCCGTGATGGGTCACCCGTACCACAGCACAGCACAAAGTGGTCCGATGTCTAAGTACCTAACTGGCGGCGCTTTGGATATGGCATCTGCAAAAGTGCCAAGCTACATTGCAGCATCTGGCGTACCAGAAACTGGATTCCAAACACAATGGCCGGTTGGTGACGCTCACTGGTCTCGGATTGTTGGATTGCCTGACGTGCGCGGAGCAACTACGAAAAAAGGCAAAGAGACAGTTCCAAACGCAAGCGCCAGCGTGCCTGAGATGACTGCACTAGGGCCTTGGTGGAAGAATGAAGTGGCTGCACCAATGGGGCTAGAGGCAGTTCCAGCTCAGGCAGTTATATGGGGTGCTGGGTCTGGTGCAACTGGTGTCACTTCACCAATTGGAGCAGGAAAACTGGAGCTACTTGCGCAACAAATTGGAAAGACTTCCCAACGATTGAACGTATCACCGGAAACGGCCAGAGATATGATTATTCGAGGTCAGACCCATGCTGGATACATTGATCCTAAACTGGCTGCTGCAATGGGATTGACGATTGGTGGTGGTCTGCTTGCTGACCAGTATTACGGTCAATAGAGCCAACGAAATCCTGCATCCAGGTTAGTGCCTCCTCTGCTGTTGGCACTAATCCTGTTGATGCAGTGATCTCATCTGCAAGTTCTAAAAGTTCTTGTAGTTTGTCTTTAATGCGTTGTATATCGCTCATCACTTCACTCCATAAAAAGCCGCCATCAGCGGATCAACCTTGATCTTTCTGCGCTTGCCACGCTCACGCGCCAGACGGAAGTCCTTGTCCTCCTGGGACTCACGCTCACGCACCCGCTGCACTCGCTCATACCCCGAGTAAGCCGGTGGACGTGGAGCGTCAGTGCCTATCCCCCAGGCGTAGACCCTGGCAATCCTCCCGCTGGTGCGGGACCAGCCTGCGACGTACACCTGGCCACGCTCATGCATCTTCTTCATGTTGTACTCGGTGGCACGCTCGGACAGGAACACTGTGGCAGCTAACTCCTTGCGCGTCATGGGGCGCTTTCTGAGGGCGATTTCAATCTGCTTTAGTCTTGTTGGCTGCACGTTCTACTTTCACTTTCTCCATCGTTGAGAACCGGTGGCCGTTCGCGCACTCATAGCGCCGGTAGACTTCATTGTCGTACTTGTGCCGCGTCTCAAGCACGCGGGTCCAGGATTTGCACTGTTCTTTAGGGCAGATCATGCGGCCCCCTGTGGTGGTGTGCAAGTGTGGATGATTGTCAGGTCAGCAGTGCGCTTGCCGCAGCGTTCGCAAAAGTTCCATTCCCGTCCAGCTAGTGCTGCTTGTTTGCCATCGTGGTAACCGCTTTGATATGCAATGGTCAGCATCTCAGGCTCCTGCGCTGGCTGTGCCAAGGCTGCTTTGATGGCGGTGATGGCTTTGCTTTTTCTGTCCCAAAACTCCATCGTGTCATTGTCGGTTTGTGATTCTTCCAACGCCACCAGCGCCAGCTTTAATGCTTCACGTTTAGACTCCTGCAACTTGTCCGCAGCCGCCTCACGCTTTGAATTGAATCCGGTCATAGCATTCCACCTTTCAAAGTTATACAAGTGCCCTCAATCATGGTGATCATCTGACCACCTTTGAGCGCCATCTTTTGCAGATTTTCTTTCTGCACTTCTACTGATGCGCGGCATTGCTGCTCTGACTTGTACGAGGTAAGCGCCTGCATGAACTCGCAGTTTCCATTCATGCAGACAAACAGGACGGGTATGTAAAGGATAGAAATCATGGTAGTTTGCACTCCTGAGTAAACAAAGCTGCGACAGTGCCGCACATAGGCTCATAGCTGTAGTATCCCCAGGCCATGCAAACTGCAGCTATGACTGCAGCGACACCTATGAAGAAGAACACGCTGGCTATTAGGCCAAGGGCAACGCTTGCCCAGGACTCAATCTCATTGTCATCCATGATTTGTACTCCGGTGAATCAAACACAAACAGCATGGCGCAGAGCGCCAGCACGATTAGGCTAATTGGCCTTGGCATACGCCAGTTCAGTCTGTATGGACTTCAACTCCTGGCGCAGGATTTCCATCTCCTGGTCCAGACGTTTCTGTGCGGTCTCAGCACCACGTGCCCAACCGGCGAGTGCAGCCTCGGTGCAGGCCGTATGCAGGACCGTGGCCAGGTCACCGCGGGATAGGATTCCGAAGTCTCCGACGGCGGGTAGGTGCGCGAACACTGTGCGCTTGATCTCGATTTCTAGCGGGTTCATCATTTTTTTACTCCTCGTCAGGTGTGAATTCTTCAGCGTCCACAGTCCCTGCTGCTTTCAGTACTTGGTAGCGGACAACATCAACGCGGCATGTCTTTGATCGTGAGAACAACCCCCACGCTACAGCGCATTTTGCGATGTCGTCGTAGTTGATGCCACCGCCGTTGTCGTCACCCTCCCAGCGGGCTTTGAATTCTTCCTTGGTCATTGCGCTCATGCGAACCACCATTGAGTTAGGACATAGGAAAGTGCGGCAAGGATGGCGACAGAGAGCGCCGCGTCAAGGATTAAGGATTTCATGCTCCGACTCCGATCTGGTAGGTGGTGGTTAGGTAGTGGTTCTGCTCCATGATCTGGCGTTGCTCATTGTCCTGCTCACGGCGGCGAACCACCAGGCGTTGAACGTAGGAACGGTGGGGTACGGGTGACCCGTAACTCTTTGGCTCATGGTAGAAGTTGCGTTGGTGCAATTCGTTGTCACGCAAAAAGGCTTCTGGGTTCTCGCGTTGCAAGGAGGCGGCGACCTTGTCAATCTGGTCGCCTCCGAAGCAAGCGGCAGCCTTTAGCTGGCTGCGCTGGTACTCGGTGAGTTTCATATTTACTCCGGTTGTTGATGACAGGCGCATCATATATCGGTTGACTACTACATCACAAACAGCAGTTGCGAAATGCACTAGGGAAAACACCTAGTCTTTTCGGTGTAGAATGCGTCAACAAGGAGATGATAATCTAATCATGGAATCCACTACACAACAAGCAATCAGAACGATTCGCGAGAAAGCGGAGAGGTCAGGCTTTACTCTGAGCGATGTCGCCTACGCGGCAGGCATTGACAAGGCCCAGGTCTCGCGCTGGAGCACCGGCAAGGTGGTTCCACTGTACTCGGCGGTCATCAAGCTGCAGGAGGCTTGCGATGCCCTGGTGGAAGCCAGGCTGCTGACGCTACAGAAGGAGAGCCAGCAGTGAACTACGTCATAGGAATTGACCCAGGCATCAGCGGAGCCATTGCCATCTTTGAGGATGGCCAACTTGACACAATCCTTGATATGCCTACGCTCAAGATAGCATCAGGTAAGACCATGAAGAGCCACATAAGCGCCATTGGCCTGGTGCGGATACTGGAGACCTGGACGCTGGTGAGTGACGGCCAGGCGCATATCGTCATCGAAAAGGTTGGCGCGATGCCTGGTCAGGGCGTCACCAGTATGTTTAACTTTGGGCGCAGCGCAGGCATCATAGAGGGCGTTGTAGCCGCGTTGCAGCGTCCATATACCTATGTCACCCCTGCCACCTGGACAAAGGCTGTAGGCCGCGCTGCGGGTAAGGATGCCAGCCGGATGCGTGCGATGGAACTGTTCCCAAGCAAAGCCGAATTGTTCAAGCGTGCAAAGGACGATGGCCGCGCAGATGCTGCCCTGATTGCCTACTGGTATCTGACTAAAAATGCTTGACCAACTACGCACCATGCGCGAACACATTATCTGGCTGGGCACTCAACTAGAGAAGGAGCGCGAATCATCACGCGATAAGACTGTCCTGCTCAAGCGCCTGCTGGACCCAGATGACCTGGGGCACGCCGTCACCAACGAAGTACGCAAACAAGCCTACGCAATCATTTCAAACGACCACGAAAGAGAGAGAGAAAAATGGAACGTATCAAACTAAGGCCGAGCGCAGCGTCACGCTGGATGGCGTGCCCCGCAAGTGTTCACCTGTCAGTAGGAATTCCCGAGTCACCGAGTGGTGAAGCTGCGCAGATAGGCACTGCCATCCACGCGTTGGCCGAGACGTGCTGGCAGACAGAGGATGACCCGAAGAATTACATCGACAAGCTGGTGGAGGGTATCCGCATCACCGAGCAGAACGCGGAGTTCGCGCAGTTGCACCTGGACACCATTAAGCGGCTGGAGAAAGACCTAGGCCGTGTCCTGGTGGAGCAACACGGTACGGTGCTGAACACCATGCAGATTCAGCTATCAGGGACGTGCGACGTTGTCGGCTACAGCGTGAAGGACAGCATCATCGAGATTGTGGACCTCAAGACGGGCCGCAACTACGTTGACGCTGACTCGGCGCAGTTGAAGATTTACGCTCTCGCCATGATGCGTGAGTTAGGTGACTTCCAGACCATTAGGCTGACCATTGTGCAGCCCCAGGTTGGCGCAAATCGGACTCACCAAATGACGCTGGCCGAATTGAACGAGTGGCGCAGCAAGGAGCTGATGAAGGCAATTGAAGATATCAGCTATGGCAACGCTTACCCCATACCGTCACGCGATGCCTGCAAGTATTGCCCTGCCAAGCTACACTGCCCAGCCCTGCGCGAGAAGGCTTACGAGTTGCCATTGGCTCCGACTAAGGAACTCAGCGATTTAGAGATCGCCACCTGGTTGGAGCAGGGCGAACTGGTGGAGGCGTTCTACGAGGAACTGAAGAAGGTTGCGACCAAGCGCCTGGAGGACGGCGCGGCAGTGCCAGGTTGGAACTTAGTGCCAAAACGCGCAATTCGCAAGTGGAAGGCAGACATCGACATCAGCAAATTGCCGATTGAGACTGCCAAGCTGTACAAGAGCGAGCCAATCACGCCAGCGCAAGCTGAGAAATTACTGAGCAAAGATGACCGGCATCTGCTCGACGATTTGACAGAGAAGGTCTCAAGCGGACTGACTCTGGCAAAGATGTTGGAATCCTCCGACATCTAACTTTGGGCGCAAGCCCGTTAACTTAGGAAACTGAAATGCTAAATCTTTCAAACAACAACGGTAGTGGAAACAGCTACATCCGCTTTGCTCCTCAGGCTAACGCCTGGACGAACCGCGACGGTGAGGAAATCCAACTCAAGAAGGTGGTCATGGACCTGGACACTGTTCAAACAGGCTGGCTGATGATTGGTGCTGGTGTACGCGATTGGCAGCCTGATGAGGTTCTGGGCGCTAAAAGCCAATCTCCAGGGGAAGGGTACAAGCGCGGGTTTGTCGTGACGTTGTACTCAAAGGAACTTGGCCTGGTCGATTGGTCGGCGAATGCGTATGGGCCTTGTAAAGGATTCGAGAAGATCTACAACGAGTGCGAGAAAGCTGCTGGCGATAACGGCGGCAAGGTGCCGGTCATTGAGTACGTTAACTCGACGCCTGAGAAGGTTGGCAAGGGCAACACGCGAGTCCCGAACTTTAAGCTGGTGTCGTGGGTGGCGCGTCCCGCTGGGATGAACGCGGATGGTGAGGACTTTGTTGAGCCAGCACCAGCGCCTGTGCGCAAGGCCAAGCCAGCGCCTGCACCTGTGATGGACGATGAAGAGTTTTTCTAACCAGTAGTCTGGTGGCCGCTGGGTTGATCTCCAGCGGCTTTTTTTCCTCTAAAAAAGTACAAGTATGAAATTTCTATCAGTTTGCAGTGGGATTGAGGCGGCAAGCGTCGCCTGGCATCCATTGGGATGGGAATCGGTGGCGTATTCGGAGATTGAGCCGTTCCCTTGCAAGGTTTTGCAACACCATTACCCAAATGTGCCCAACTTGGGCGATATGACCAAATTTAAGGAGTGGGCTGATGCAGATGTCGATGTTTTCGTTGGAGGAACACCATGTCAATCTTTCTCAGTCGCAGGACTTAGAAGGGGATTGGATGACCCTCGTGGTAACCTCATGCTTACCTATCTTGCCATTGCTAAACAATATCGCCCCAACTGGTTGGTCTGGGAAAACGTCCCCGGCGTTTTGTCCTCCGCTGACGGACGGGACTTTGGTTCCTTCCTCGGAGGGTTGGCAATCCTCGGGTATGGGTTCGCATACAGGGTGCTTGACGCTCAATATTTCGGAGTGGCACAGCGACGCAAACGTGTGTTCGTTGTCGGATACCTTGGAGATTGGCGACCTGCCGCAGCGGTTCTTTTTGAGCGCCACAGCTTGCAAGGGCATCCTGCGCCGAGCCGAGAAAAGAGGAAAACAGTTGCCGCCAGCACTAGCACAAACCCTGTCTATGGCGGCTCAGACCCAAACACCTCAGATACCGTGACAAGCAAATGGGCTAAAGGTAGTGGCGGCCCAGCTGGTAATGAATGCGGATTGTTTGTAGCGCAACCAATTGCTTTTGATGCTTATAACAATGATGTTACTGGCGATGTGACCAAAACATTAGATACAGGACAGGATTACCACCATGTTCCGAATGTGATGCAACCAATCCCGCTGAACAGTATGAATGTTTTTAGAAGCCCCGATGCTGATGCAAGCACAGGGTGCGGAATTGGCGAAGCGGGTGAAGCTATGTTTACCATCACCAAAGGGAACAGCCATGCGGTGGCGCAACCCGTTTACGAAATGCATGGGCAGGACAGCCGTGTGCGGGAATTAAAAGATGTATGCACAACCGTGTCAGCTACTTATGGCGCTGGCGGTGGTAATGTGCCAGTAACATTGCAACCCATTGCATTTAGCGGCCAAATGTCAAACCCGCAGACTGATGTGGACATAACTCAAACATTGGGAGCCAAGAATCCAATGGCGGTGGCGCAAGCAGTAGGCACAGACCTATACAACTGCTCAATTACTGGCGATGTCAGCATGACGCTAAAACGCGGAGATGGTAATCCTGCCATCAATCAACCGACAGTCATGCAAGCGATGGCAGTACGCCGTTTGACTCCCGTGGAGTGTGAGCGTCTGCAAGGGTTCCCTGATAACTACACCGACATCCAGCCCAAGGGCAAGGCGACCCCTGACGGGCCAAGGTACAAGGCGCTGGGCAACTCAATGGCTGTGCCTGTGATGGCATGGATCGGCAAAAGAATTCAAGAGGTGGACGCGATATGCAAGACTCAACAGAACAAATAGCCAAAGCCCTGGGCAACGCCAAGCAAGTCAACGGGAACTGGCTTGCGAGTTGCCCTGTAGCTGGGCATGGACGCGGAAACGGTGACAAGAACCCGAGTCTTAGCATCAAGGAAGACAATGGCAAGCTGCTGTTCCATTGCCACGGTGGATGCGACCAGCACTCTGTATTCGACGCGGTCAGGGAACGCAACCTATTGCCAGCACTCCAGCGCCAGGAGTACAGTCTCGCGCTCATTAAAGGTGAATTGATGACTATGCCAACGCTGGAGCAGGAGTGGGAGTACAAGGACGAGCAAGGCGAGACCCTATTCGTAAAGCGCCGGTTCAAGACGAACACCGAGAAGGGTAAGACTTACTCTCTCCACAAGGTAGATGCCGCGGGAAGACGCCAGGGCAGCATGACAGGTGCGCGGATAGTTCCTTACCGCCTGCCGGAACTTATCAACGCAAGGGAAGCTGGACGCGCCATCTACCTGGTGGAAGGCGAGAAGGCAGCGGATGCATTGGTCAGCATAGGAGCCATTGCCACTACGTCCCACGCTGGTGCAAGCCACTGGCCGGCAGACATTACCCAATACTTCACCAACGCCGTGGTGATTGTGGTTCCGGACTGCGACGCGCCTGGCTGGAAGTACGCAAAGCGCGTAGTGCAGGCTTTGTTGCCAGTCGCCAAGGCGGTCAGAGTCTTGGACCTGAACCTACCCGAACTCGGGGATGACGCCTATGAGTGGGTTGCGGATGGCGGTGACCGCGCCAAACTGGCAGAACTCGCCAAGGCATTACCCGTCATCACCGACATCAACCAGGTGGTGACGCCAAAGTGGATTGTTCCACGGGAAACTACCGAAGTTACTGTAGAACCCGATAACTTTGATAGAACTGAGCCGCCCATACTAGTACCGCGGCAATTGCTCAACATTGAGGCTTGGGATGACATCGAGGACGAGCCGGTGGAGTGGCTGATAGATAACGTGCTGCCGAAGCGTGCATTCTGCGCCCTATATGGGCCGCCAGGCAGCTACAAGTCATTCGTTGCATTGGACATTGCCGAGGCGGTGGCAACGGGCAGGACGTGGATGGGGCGCAAGGTGCAGTCGGCAGGCGCGGTGCTGTACATCTGCGGAGAGGGATTCGGCGGCATCGGAGCCAGGATCAAAGCCTGCAAGATGCACAACCGCACGCAATCTGGAGCCGAGATCTACGTCATTCGCGCCGCGATAAACATGAGATCGAGCGCCGAGGACTTCGACTTGCTGGTGGCCTCGATTAAGGACCTGATGGAGAAGTCAGGCGTCCAGTTCGAACTGGTGCAGATTGATACATTAGCTAGAGCATTCGGCGGTGGAAACGAGAACAACAGCGAAGATATGGGAGCGTTTATCCACAATGCTGGACGGATTCAGCGGATGCTGGGGTGCGCCATGATGGTGTTGCACCACAGCGGAAAGGATGCCACTAAGGGATTGCGGGGACATTCCAGCTTACTCGGAGCCGTGGACACCCAGCTGGAACTGCTGAAGGTTGACGCAACGCCCAACCCGTCCAGCCCGATAGCGGGGTCAGGAATCCTCACGATCAGCAAGCAGAAGGATGGCCAGGATGGCGTCAAGATAGGCTTTGAGATGGTAAAGGTGGAGATCAAGGCCAGCGCACTAGGCATCAGCGACGCCCAGATCAGCCTGGCTGTGAGGGCTAGTGATGAGGCGCTGAAGCAGGAGATGCAGAGCCAAGCAGTCGAGCGCCAGGCCAAGCCCAGAAAGCTGCAGGAGAACCAGCAGGCAGCGCTGGACTCGATCCACGATGCATTAAAGAAGAATGGGCATATGACAAACGTCGGTGAGGAGCGCCATAAGACCGTGTCGGTGTCCGAATGGAAGGAGGCATTCGCCAAGCTGAAGGGTGACAGCAAGTCAATCGACAGCGACTTTTACCGTGGCAAGAAGGCGATGTTCGCCAAGAAGCTGGTCGGGTATCACGAGACGGATGTAGCGAATTACTGCTGGGTGATCTACCGCGATGGTGACAAAGATGAGCCGTTTGTGGCATCAGTTTGATAGGCAACTTGCGAAGTTGACTATGAAAATATAGGCAGTTGCCTATGTACTTATGTTTGAGAAATATAGGCAACTCAATGAAATATAGGCAGTTGCCTATGCTGCAAGTTGCACAGGAATAGGTAAAAACCTAGTCAACTTACAACTTCTTGCTTAATGCAAGAAGTAAGTTAACTAGGTTGACTACCTCGGAAAGTTGGTATGGTGAAGTTGACTAGATGAGGAGTTGATGATGGCAACGAAGAAATTACTGGAGACTGATGTGTATCCGAGCGACCGTTTCAAAGTCTTTGAGCATTCGCTCATGGTTGAGATGGAGACCGCAAAGATGGAGCATGAACGGGTTTATGGCATTGATCGAGTGATTGACCTGGTGGATGCAGAGTTCCGCAGAAAGTTCAACGCGCAGCGGGAACGCATCTGGGAGGCCAGCCAGGCGCGTGATGAGGAACGGTTGGAGAAGGCCATCAAGGGAATGGTCGCGGCGTACAGAGCGCTCACCAGGTGGGCGACTGAGTCAGGCATTGAGCAGATGCCTAAAATCGATTGCATGGAACACCGGATGGCCGACGGGAGCCTGATGGTGATCGTCAGGGACAAGCAGATGGCGACCTGGTACGAGCAGTTCCGCAAAGCGCCAGGCGCGAGGTCGATCTGGACACTCGCGGAATTGGAAGTGGTGATGACGGGTCCGACGCTAAAGCAAGTGAGAGACATCAAGGCGGCGATTCCAGGCACGAGAATGGTTCCCGTGACGCCGCAAGGCAGCAGCGGGTTTGAGGAGATGGAGAACGACATCGACATCAGCAAACCGTTTAAAGGTGGCAAGTTATTCGACACAAAGGCAGCAGAAAGGGCTAGGAATGAGCGCAGGACGTGATTTATGGGATGAGGTGGTACGCAGGGTGCTTGCGGTAACGAAAAACGCTTGGAGGGTCATCTAATGCCTGGGAATCCGAAAGTGAGAGCCGATATCGCGCTGCTGGAGGACATCGATGACGAGTTGATCCTGTCGATGTTTGAGGAAGGGCGTAGCAAGGCAGACATATGCCGTGGCCTAGGCGTCGGACGGCGTGCGCTCGATACGTGGATATCGGATAACGACTACGAACCTATAATTACGCGCGCGCGGGTGGAAGCGGCCTCGCATTTAGCCTGCGAGACACTCACCATAGCGGACAGCATGGACGTCGACAACGGCCAGCGCGACGTGCAGCGCATCAAAACGCGCCAGTGGCTGGCCGAGAGGTGGGACCGGAAGACGTACGGCGTCGAGAAGGGCAACCAGATCAACGTCAGCATCCAGGGTTTGCGCATGGAGGCGCTGCGCCACGTCGAAGTGGTTGAGCAGTTATCCACAGACCAGATGCCAAAGTTATCCACAGATTGAGTGCATTTGCTTAAAGATTAAGCAGAAACACGCATAAACACCCGTTCTAACTTCACATAATGGACACTGTATCAAATACACATTATGGGATTAGTGCTGACGATCAGCATAATCATCAATGGAATCAACGGGTTACGCGCACCATAGCCAAGCGCCATAGGCAGAGCAGCCCGTGCTGAGTTATCCACAGGCTGCAGATCGTTTGTTCGATGCACGAACTAACCTGGCCGGTGGCCGCTCCCCCCCCCCGTCTGGCCGTGGCGGCGGGGCGGTTGTGGCAGCACCTAAACACCTACCGAACCCACGTTTCCTCTGACCCCCTACCCACAACCTGATTGCGCACTATGGTTACAAAAAAAAATTTGGAAGTTCCCGCGAACCCGTTTATCGAGTTCGCCCTGCGCTACCGAAACGACCCTGTGCTGTTTGTGCGCGAGGTGCTGAATACCGATCCTGATACTTGGCAAGTAGAGTTTCTGAATCACATCGCGGTAGGAAACCGACGCATTAGCGTACGCTCCGGCCACGGCGTAGGAAAGTCAACCGCTAGCGCCTGGGCAATGCTCTGGTATCTGTTCCTGCGGTTCCCTGTAAAGATTGTCGTTACAGCGCCAACGTCAAGCCAGCTTTACGACGCTTTGTTCGCGGAACTGAAGCGGTGGGTTAAGCAGCTACCGCCGATGCTGGCCGACCAGTTGGACGTCAAGCAGGACAGGGTCGAGGTCAAAGAAGCGCCAAACGAGGCGTTCATCTCGGCCAGGACCAGCCGCGCAGAGCAGCCCGAAGCATTGCAAGGAGTCCACAGCGACAACGTCATGCTGGTGGCAGACGAGGCATCCGGCATCCCAGAGGCGGTGTTCGAAGCTGCAGCTGGTTCCATGTCGGGTCACAAGGCAGTGACGCTATTGCTGGGTAATCCGGTGCGCAGTACGGGTTTCTTCTACGACACCCACAACCGGCTGAAAGATGACTGGATCACCATGAAGGTGTCCTGCTCCGACTCTCCCCGCGTCTCAGAGGCGTACCTGGGCGAGATGGCGGCACGCTACGGCGAGGAGAGCAACGCCTACAGGATCCGCGTGCTTGGAGAGTTCCCGCGCTCAGATGACGATACTGTCATCCCTATGGAGTTGCTGGAGATGGCGCAGCAAAGGGATGTTGAGCCGAGCCAGTCAGCGCCAATGGTCTGGGGTCTGGACGTTGCGCGGTTTGGAAGTGATAGGTCGGCACTCTGCAAGCGCAAGGGTAACGCGGTGACCGAGCCAATCAAGACCTGGAAGAATCTGGACCTGATGCAACTTACTGGCGCAGTGGTCTCCGAGTACGAGGCTCTGCCGCCGTCCGAGCGCCCTATGGAGATCCTGGTGGATTCGATTGGCCTGGGCGCGGGAGTGGTTGACAGGCTCAAAGAGTTGAATCTTCCCTGTCGCGGCATCAATGTCTCAGAGTCGCCGGCGATGGGCGCGACTTACCGGAACCTGAAGGCCGAGTTGTGGCACAAGGCCAAAGCCTGGCTGGAGGGACGTGACTGCAAGATGCCTAAGGACGAGGCTTTGGTGGCAGAGTTGGCCATCGTGCGGTATTCGTTCACGTCCAGCGGGAAGATTCAGATCGAGGGCAAGGACGAGATCAGGAAACGCGGATTCCCGAGTCCGGACAGGGCAGACGCCTTTTGCCTGACGTTTGCCTCAGACGCGGTTATAGGAGCATTCGGCGGTGCTAAAGTATCCTGGAACAAGCCACTGCGCAGAAATCTTCCGCGAGTAGCATAATTGCGCATCCAACCTAAGGAGTGAAACCATGAAGATTACGAAGGCCGCCAAAAAGATTGCCAAGGTGATGGGCGAGTACAAGTCTGGCAAGCTGCACTCGGGCATGACCAAGCGCGTGGTGAAGAATCCCAAGCAGGCGATTGCTATCGCGCTGTCCGAGGCTGGCAAGTCCAAGCCTATTCCGAAGGGAAAGATGTAATGGCAACGCAAACCCGCGACGTACCAGCCAAGTACCAGGCGGCCATGAACCAGATGATGACGCCGTCCAGCGAAGTGGCGAAGTGTCCTACGCCTACCCAGGACGTGGTGCTGAATCTCAAGAACCGGGCGAAGGCGATCACTACTGCCGCCTACGGCCCTGAGAATCCAGCGTTGCCGAACACGGCCTACTGGAAGAAGAAGGCTGACACCTGGGACGTGAGCGTGGATGACGCGAAGAAAAGCGTCTGCGGTAACTGCGCGGCATTCAACGTGCAGGACTCAATCAAGCAATGCATTGCGAAAGGAATTGGAAATGAAGCAGACCCCTGGGGAACGATTGCATTGGCTGATCTCGGATACTGCGAGATCTTTGACTTCAAGTGCGCGGCGAGCCGCACTTGCGATGCGTGGGTGGTGGGCGGGCCTAATGACGGCGATACGGAATCGGTAGACACTAACTTGGGGCAATGACATGAAGATGGCAAAACCTGGACTTTATGCAAATATCAATGCCAAGCAGAAGCGCATTAAGGCTGGATCTGGCGAGAAGATGAACAAGCCTGGCACAAAGGCAGCGCCTAGCGCGGCCGACTTTCGCAAGGCGGCTAAGACGGCCAAGCCGGTGAAGAAGTGACCGCGGCCTGGCAACGCAAGGAGGGGCAGAACCCCAAAGGCGGGTTGAATGCCAAGGGCCGCGCCAGTTTGAAAGCTGCAGGCCAGGACATTAAGCCACCAGTGAAGTCAGGCGATAACCCGCGACGGGCGAGTTTCTTAGCGCGGATGGCAGGCAACTCTGGCCCTGAGATGAAGGACGGGAAACCGACCAGGTTGCTGTTGAGTCTGAATGCCTGGGGCGCGTCATCCAAGGCAGACGCCAAGGCCAAGGCGAAGGCCATCTCCGCGAGGAACAAGGCGAAGTGATAGCGCCCATTGCCATCAGCACCGTCCACGGCAAGAACCTGGCGGTGATGCTGGCATCTATCCGCGAGTATTGCCCAGAGATTCCCGTGTACTTGCGCGGTCCGGCATCAGTCCTGGAGCGTTTTGATGCCGACGTGAAGATGATCGGCCAACCCCGCAACTTTGGCGAGGACTACAACGACATCATTAACTGCGCACTCAAGGATTTTGATTCTGTCGTGGTGGCGAATGACGATATTGTCCTGACTCCCACCAGCTATCGCGTCCTGATGGATGACGTGGACATCGTCAGCGATCTGAGTCTAAACCCTGGGTGGGTGGCCGCAAGGTGCGATTCAGCGCGCGCGGTGCAGAATATCCGGTGGAATCCGGAGGGCGAGGCCATCGATATGTGCCGATTCACGTCCGAGTCCAAGATTCGGCGTGCTGATGTCATCTCGCCCATATTTGCCTGGATTTGTGCGGATGCCTTTGCTAAATGCCCATTTCCACCACTGAACTGGTACTCGGATGACGTGCAATGCACTGACCTGGAGGAACTTGGGTATGAGAATTTCGTTTCAGCGTCCTATGTCCACCACGTCGGGAGCCAAACTGTTGGCGTAAACGCCGAGTCCTTAACCAACCAGGCTCTGCCCTGGCTAATGAAGCACCGACCAAAATATGTCCAACGCTGGTTTGACTCTTAACCTGGGGTCCGGAAGGGACTACAAGGATGACGCCATCAACGCGGACATCCGGCCGGACGTTGGCGCTGATTGGGTGATGGATATCTCCGATATGCACATTGGAGGAATCGTTCGCTGGAAGGATAGGTTTGTAACCATCAAGCGCGGAGGCTTTGAACGCATCATTGCCTTTGACGTTTTGGAGCATATTCCCAATTTGGTGCAGGCCATGACCAACTGCCGCGATCTGTTGGCCGAAGGTGGTGAGATGCATATTGTCGTGCCTTACGAGTTGGGCCTAGGCGCTTGGCAGGACCCGACGCACGTCCGAGCATTCAACGAAAATTCGTGGGTGTACTACTGCGCCTGGCACTGGTACTTGGGCTGGAAGGATTACCGGTTTGAGATGACTCACCTGGATTACCGTCTCTCAGAGTATGGGAAGACCCTAGAATTGGAACAAGACGAGTTGCTACGCACGCCTCGGGCAGTGGATAGTATGTACGTCGTACTTAGAAAGATACTCGTATGAACATGAACGATATGCCAGTGACCACCGACGTGGCCGCACAAGAGCCAATGGATGACACCGAACTGGAGGCGATCATCGGGCAGGACCTGACTGACGCCGTCAGTTATATCGATTCCGATATATCTCCTGTACGGGCTATGGGGACCGCCTACTACCGTGGAGATCCATTCGGGAATGAGGAAGATGGGCGCTCCCAAGTGGTGGCGATGGAGGTGCGCGACACCGTAAGCGCCATGATGCCAAGCCTGATGCGAGTATTTTTTTCCAGCGAGAACACTGTCGAGTACGTCCCAGAGACACCGGCAGATGTGGAGTACGCCAAGCAGGCCACAGACTACGCGAACTTCATATTTAACCGTGACAACAATGGTTTTATGACCACCTACGCCATCTTCAAGGACTCGCTGGTCCGGAAGTGCGGAATTGCAAAATTCTGGTGGGAGGACTCCGAAAAGGTGGAGATCACCGACTTCAGTGGCCTGGATGATCAGACCCTGCAAATACTGATGCAGGAGCAGGCCGAGGTCAAGATTGTGGTTTCGTACCCTGATCCCGACGCGCCACCCATGCAGCCAATGATTGACCCTATGACGGGTCAGATGATGCCGCCCCCACCGCCACCCATGCTGCACGACGTGCAGATTAAGCGCGTAACCAAGGACGGTCGCATCAAGATCATGGCAGTGCCGCCCGAGGAATTGCTGATCGACCGTCGTGCGCGGTCTTTTGATGATTGCAGCCTGATAGCGCACCGCAAGATGGCGACAGTCGCTGAACTAATTGCGATGGGCTACGACGAGGACGAGGTGCTGGACAACGTCACCGCCTCTGACTTGGACGATAACGAGGAGTATCTGGCACGCCAGCCGCTGGCGACTGCCATCGGGCAGACAGACAGCGCCAACCCCATGCAGCGCCGCGTCCTATACATCGAGGCGTATGAGCGCATCGACTACGACGGCGACGGCATCCCCGAATTGCGCAAAATCTGCTGCATGGGTTCCAGCTACAAGGTCGTGCGCAACCTACCGGCGAGTTACATCCCGTTTGTGGACTTCCCCTGCGATCCCGAGCCACATACATCCCCCATCGAGGCGATGTCCATATTCGACATCACGCACGACATCCAAGAGATCAAGTCCGAAATCCTGCGCAACACGCTGGATAGCCTGGCTCAGTCCATCCACCCCCGCACCGCGGTGGTCGAGGGCCAGGTCAACATGGATGACGTGCTTAACAATGAAACGGGCGCGATTATTCGTATGCGTGCCCCTGGCATGGTGCAGCCGTTCTCCAGCCCGTTTGTAGGGCAGGCCGCGTTCCCCATGCTGGACTACATCGACCAGATCAAGGAAGACCGCACCGGCATGAGCAAGGCCGCTATGGGTCTGAACGCCGACGCCTTGCAGTCAAGCACCAAGGCCGCGGTGGCCGCCACCATCAGCGCGTCCCAGGGCCGCATTGAACTGACGGCGCGGATGATGGCCGAGGGCATGAAAAAATTATTCAAGGGCATCCTGTTCCTGATGGTGACCCATCAGGACAAGCCCCGCATGATTCGTCTGCGCGACCAATTTGTGGAGATCGATCCACGCGCCTGGAACGCCAACATGGACGTGAGCATCAACATCGGCCTGGGCAACGGCGACACCAACGAGCGCCTGCAGGCTCTGATGATGATTAGTGCCAAGCAGCAGGAGGCGCTGACCCAGCTCGGCCCACAGAACCCGCTGGTAAGCCCGTCCATGTACGCCAGCACCCTGCGCAAGATTGTGGAATTAAGCGGGTTCAAGGACTCCAGCCAGTTCTTTAACGACATCCCAGCCGACTACCAGCCGCCAGCGCCACCACCTGAGAAACCGACTCCAGAGCAAGTGCTGGCCGAGGTCCAGGCCAAGTCTATTGAGGCTGATATCCAGAAGAAGGCCGCCGAGTTGGAACTCAAGCGCGAGCAGATGATCCGCGACGATGATTTTCGGCGTGACCAGTTGGCGCAGGATGGACTACTAAAGAAATATGAAATTGAGTTAAAGTACAACGCACAGATTAGCAACGCTGAGATTCAAGCTGTCACCAGCATGAATCGAGAGGCAACCATCAACCAACCTGGAATGGCATGACAGATCAAGTAATTCGCGCTGGCCGCAAGGCACAGGAACTCTTAGAGGACGAGACGTTCAATACGGCAATCACCAAGATTGAGAACGACCAACTTTGGATTTTCAAGAGCAGCAAACCCGAGGAATCCGCAAAACGCGAGATGGCCTGGTCCATATTGAGGGCAATTGAGAACCTCAAGAATGAACTGACAAAGACCATAGACAACGCAAAAGTGGCGCAACGCGCTGCGGAACGGGTTAATAAATGACAGAATCACTTAACATGGACGCAGCAGTCCAGGCACTCACGGCCATACTTCCCGACGAGGGAGAAAAGTTACCCGACGAGGCGTTATCTCAGGAAACTGAGGCGGCGGTGGATGAGGAATTGTCCGGTGATGCAGACGCATCGGACGATGAAACGCCTACCGAACAGTCAGAGGAAGATGAGGAATCGGAGGAGAGCGAAGAGCCGCAGACTTTCACCGTCAAAGTAGACGGTAAGGAAGTTACTGTAACGCTTGACGAACTCCAACAAGGTTACTCACGCACTCAAGACTACACGCGGAAGACCCAGCAGATTGCCGAGGTGCGAAAGCAAGTCGAGCAAGAGAGCCAGGCCATCCGCGCCGAGCGTGCGCAGTACGCTCAATTGTTAGGAGCATTGGAGCAGCAAGTTCAGCAGGCGGCAGAGCCTCAGATTGATTGGGACCGTCTTTATCAAGAAGACCCCATCGAGTGGGTGAGGCAGAAGGAGTTGGTGCGAGAGAACCAGACCAAGTACGCGGCTATTCAGAGCGAACAGCAGCGTCTTGCAGAAATCTCCCGCCAGGAACAGGCGCAGTCTATGCAGGCGTTTCTTGCTCAAGAGCAGGAACGATTGATGGAAGTCCTACCCGAGTGGAAGGACCCAGCTAAAGCCAAGGCAGAGAAAGCGCTACTCATTGAATTCGGCCAGAAGGCAGGATTCCAACCTGATGAACTGAAGAACATTTTTGACCACCGCGTCGTGAACGTGTTGCGTAAAGCGGCACTGTACGAGCAGATGATGTCCAAGCGGGGCAACATCAAGCCGGTAGTCAACAATGGCCCAAGACCAGCCAAGCCAGGTGCAGCGGGTCGAGTCTCTACGACAAGCGAGTCAACGCGCGCAAAACAACGTCTTGCAAAAACTGGCCGCGTACAAGACGCGGTCTCCGCAATTGAACTTTTATTAAAGTGAGTACACCATGAGTATCGTTACCAATACTTTCACCACCTTTGACGCCAAAGGTATTCGTGAAGACCTGTCCAATATCATCACCAATATCGCTCCCGAAGAAACTCCTTACATGAGCAACATCGGACGCGAGTCAATCAGCAATTCGCTGTTTGAGTATCAGACCGACACGCTGGCCGCCGCCGCAGCTAACAAGCAGATCGAGGGTGACGATGTCGCCTCTTTTGACGCTGTTACCGCAA